ACAATAACCAAAACAATAACGAAGAACCTAAAGAAGAACCGGTAGATCCTAAAGATCCGGAATATAGAGGCTGGAAAGGATTATATACAAAAAGTCCAGAAGCAGCAGCAGTACATCCAAAGCATGAAAAATATTTAAGATACTATAAGCATGTAGCTCCACATAATGTTACGGCTCCAGTGACAAAAGCTAAAGGAGGATCAGTTTCAAAGAAAAAAAAGAAAAAACCAAGAGGCGTAGGAGTTGCTAAACGAGGTTGGTAATATGAGTGATAAAATTTATAAAGATGAGCGAAAAGGTGTGCATAGTGTTGAAGGAAGACGCGAAGCTTTGAAAAATTGGAACATACAACAACAAAAAGCTTTTCAAAAGCATCAAGACAAAAGAAACAGACCTTTTGTATTCATAAATAAAAATAAACGATTTGGTAAACAAAAATGATTTGGAGTTTATTATCAATGGCAGTCAAAACAGGGGCCGATGTCTATAAAGACAGACGTAGATCAAAGGCACTAGAGGCTACTGCGGAGAGAAGATACTACGAGAGAATGGCTGCTGGTGACATAGATTATAAAAAAGCTGTTATGTCTAATCAACAAGCAGGATGGAAAGACGAGCTTGTTTTAATCATTGTAATTTTACCTATTTTAATTCTTGCTTGGAGTGTTTTTTCAGAAGATCCGCAAGCAAAAGAAAAATTAGATATGTTTTTTCATTACTTTAATAATTTCCCAGATTTTTATAAATGGCTTGTGGTTGGTATATTCGGTGCTATATATGGATTAAAGCCGGGAATAGATTTAATAAGAAGTAATAAAAAATAAATTATGGACATTATTACATTAAGTGATAAAATACGTAAAACGATAAGAGACAAAAGGGAACAATTGACGGAATTAATCACGTCTGGATCTGCAAAAGACATGGAACAATATAGACATCTAATTGGACAATTAGATGCATTGAACTTTATAGAACAGGAATTAAGTAACCTGCTGGAGAAACAAGAAAATGACGACTGATAATTTAATAGGAAAAGCAAAACTCACAAAGGTTTCAAAGCCTTTATATATACCTCGCCACTTAGCAGTTAAAAGAGCTCAAGAATTAAAAGCACAAAAAGAAAAACCAATAGAAACCAAACTTATTCCAGAAGAAAAACAAGTTATGGAGCGAATGGAAAAGGAAGCAAAAATTTTTAAAGATTATAGAGTAGGTGATTTAAGATCGAGATTGCCAAAGCCAACAGGATGGCGTATATTAGTTATGCCATATAGACGAAAAGAAAAAACCAAAAAAGGTATAATTTTACCCGATCAAGCTTTAGAAAAAGAACATGTGGCAACAGTATGTGCTTATGTTTTAGAAGTGGGTCCGGATGCGTATAAGGATAAAGAGAAATTTCCCGAAGGACCGTGGTGTAAAAAAGGAGATTGGATTATCTTCGGCAGATATGCCGGCGCAAGAATCAAAATAGATGATGGAGAACTTCGTTTGTTAAATGATGATGAAATTTTAGCAACGATACAAAAACCAGAAGATATTTTGCATATGACTTAAACATTGTTGAAGGAGGAACAAAACAATGCCTAAAAAAGAAGCTGTAAGTAAAGAACCAATGGTTGATATAGATACCAGTGGTGAATCAGTAGATGTTGAATTAAAAGATAAAGATTCAGAGACTACTGCTAAAAAGGAAGATGAGACACCGAAAGTTGAGATAAAAGAGGAAGAGGTAAAAGAAGAAAAAGAAACGCCTGTTGCTCCAACCGAAGGTAAAGAGGATAAAGAAGATAAAGAGGAACCGGAGGAGGAGTTTAAAGACTACTCAAAGAAGGTAAAAACTCGAATTGATAAACTAACCCATAAAGTTCGTGAAGCAGAACGAAGAGAACAAGCCGCAATGGATTTTGCGACTAAAGTAAAAGACGAACAGGATAAATTAAAAACTCAATTTCGTTCTTTAGACGAAGATTACTTGACTGAATTTGAAAGTCGTGTATCATCTGGTAAAGAGTCTGCTACAGTTAAATTAAAAGCAGCCATAGAAGCAGACGATATTGATAAACAAGTTGAAGCCCAAGCAGAGATAGCTAGATTAGCCGTGGACGCGGATAGATTAGCGGCTGTAAAGGCAGATCAAAAAGCTCATGAGGAACGAGTGAAACAAGGGCTAGAGCCAACACAACAACAAGCTCAACAAGCTCAACAATTTGCTCAACCACCTAAACCAGATCCTAAGGCAGAAGCCTGGGCAAAAAAGAACAAATGGTTTGGGCAGGATCAAGCCATGACCTATGCCGCATTTGGTATACATAAAGGAATGGTAGAACAAGAAGGATTTGATCCTTTATCCGATGAGTATTACGTGGAAATAGATTCCCGTATAAGAACAGAATTCCCTCACAAGTTTTCGAATGATTCGAAAACTGTCAAGGAAGGCGCCAGAAGCAAGAAACCCGTCCAGACTGTTGCTTCTGCAAATAGAACCGCTAAAACTGGACGTAATACTGTGAGACTCACACCATCACAAGTCGCAATCGCGAAAAAGTTGGGTGTGCCACTTGAAGAATATGCTAAATACGTGAAGGAGGACGCATAATGAAACAAACTGATAAAACACAAAAAACCCCACGCAGCGAGACAACTAGAGAAGCTACTTCCAGAGTAAAATTTTGGAAGCCACCTAACTCTCTCGAGGCACCAGAAGCTCCAGCAGGATTCGTCCATCGCTGGATCAGAACGGAGGTCTTGGGACAGGATGATGCTAAAAATGTCCATTCTCGTTTACGAGAAGGATATGAACCTGTAAGAGCGGAAGAGTATCCAAACTTTAAAGCTCCTACCATTATAGATGGCTCTATGAAAGGAGTTATCGGTGTAGGTGGATTAATCTTGTGTCGTATTTCAAAAGAACTTGTTGCACAAAGGAACGCCTATTATAGAAAGCGTACTGAAGGACAACAAGAAGCTGTTGATAACGAACTCATGAAAGATGAGCACCCTAGCATGCCAATCTCTAAAGAAAGGCAATCTCGTGTTACTTTCGGTGGTTCAAAAAAATCAGATTAATCTGATTTTTCGAAACGCCCTTATCATATTATTAACCCCTTAACGAAAGTTAGGGTTTTAGAGGATATACTAAAATGGCAAACAAAGATGCCCCGTTTGGTTTTATTCCTGTTAGAATGGTCGGCGGAGCTTATTTTTCCGGCGGTCAAGATGAATATGACATAGCTGATGATTACAACACCGCTATTTTTTCTGGTGATATTGTTGAACTGCATACTGATGGTACAATTACTATTGGTGCAGCTGGACAAACTAACCTGATTGGTGTTTTCAATGGCTGTTTCTATACTACTGACGGGGGAGTACCAACGTATTCTAATTATTGGCCTGCTAGTCAATCTTCCTCTGATGCTAAAGCATTTATAATAACTGATCCAAATGTTGTTTTCGAAGCTCAAGAAGACAGCACTGAAATAGGAAGCACAGCAACTCATCCAGCGCAAGTTGGAAGTAACGCTGACTTCGTAAGCACTCATGCTGGAACTACTTCTAACGGTAGATCCAAACAAGAGTTGGATTCAAGTACTATAACAAATGCCGCAGCAAATTTACGTATTATAGGTAAATCTACAGACCCAGAGAACAGTGATGCTACTTCAGCTAACTGTAACTGGTATGTCAGATTCAACGAACACCTACATTACGATAATGTTGCAGGTATATAGGAGGATAACTAATGGCAATATCTAGATCACAACTCGCTAAAGAACTGGAACCGGGACTGAACGCCCTTTTCGGTTTAGAGTACGACAAATATGATAAAGAACACCTTGACGTTTTTGATGTAGAATCATCTGACAGAGCTTTTGAAGAAGAAGTAATGTTAGCTGGTTTTGGTAATGCAGAAACTAAACCAGAAGGTTCTGGAGTGAATTATGACACAGCCCAAGAAGCTTGGACTGCTCGTTATAACCACGAAACAATCGCTCTGGCTTTTGCAATTACAGAAGAAGCTGTCGAGGACAATCTTTATGATAAATTAGCTGGTCGCTATACAAAAGCACTAGCTCGTTCAATGAACAACGCAAAGCAAATTAAGGGCGCTAATGTTCTTAATAGAGGCTTTAACTCATCTTATACAGGCGGAGACGGTAAGGAGCTTTTAGCTACTGACCATCCAACTGTAACAGGTGGCGATTTCAAGAATGAACTAACAACTGCTGCTGATCTTAATGAAACTTCATTAGAGCAAGCATTGGTTGATTTAGCTGACATGATTGATGAAAGAGGATTAAAAGTGGCTGTTAAAGCTACCAAAATGTTAATCCCATCAGAACTTGTATTTGTAGCTGAAAGATTATTACAATCTCAATTACGTACAGGAACCGGTGACAATGACATCAATGCAGTTAAAAGTTCAGGAATGGTACCAGGAGGTTATGTAGTAAATCACTATTTAACTGACTCTGATGCTTGGTTCTTGAAAACTGATGCACCTAATGGCTTAAAAGTTTTCGAAAGAAGTCCACTAAAGACTTCAATGGAAGGCGATTTTGACACAGGTAACATGCGTTACAAGGCTCGCGAAAGATATTCTTTCGGTTGGTCTGACCCAAGAGGAATTTTTGGTTCACCAGGAGCTTAATGACTTTGTGGAAGGGCATTTATGTCCTTCCACTTATTTACTAGGACTTATTAATATTATACCGACTGACCTAGCAGACAATCGTAGAAG